AAGCGCACCTAAAGAAGGTAAAGTAGATAAAATGCCACATGCTGGTAACTACCAAAACGTTCCAGGTGCTAAAGCAGACCTAAGCAAAGCAACAGGTGCTAAGACTGCTGAAGAAGGCGGTGTCAACAAAGACAGCGTCGAAAAAGGTGGTAACTAAACTAGGACAATAATATGGCTTTGTACCTAAAAGAGAATCTTACATTTGATCGGGCCAAGATTGAGGTCATCACAGAAGACAGCAACACCGGTCAAGGTAAGGATCTATATATGAAAGGGATATTCATTGAGGGAGGCGTCAAAAACGCTAATGCTCGTGTTTATCCCATTCACGAAATTGAAAAAGCCGTTTCAAGTATTAATGAGCAAATCAAAGAAGGACATAGCGTCCTAGGCGAAGTAGATCACCCAGATGATTTAAAAATTAATTTGGATCGTGTATCACATATGATTGAAAGTATGTGGATGGACGGACCATGTGGCCACGGTAAACTTAAAATCCTTCCAACACCAATGGGAAAACTAGTAGAATCTATGATTACTAGCGGTGTTAAGTTGGGTGTTAGTTCACGTGGTAGCGGTGAAGTTAATGAGAGTTCGGGACACGTTAACAATTTTGAAATTATTACTGTTGATGTTGTCGCACAACCAAGTGCTCCACATGCTTATCCAACCCCAATTTATGAGGGGTTAATGAACATGCGTGGTGGACACAACGTATTTGAAGTAGCGAAAGAAGCTACTCAAGATCAAAGAGTACAAAAGTACCTGAAAGAAGGCGTTTTACGCTTAATCAAGGACCTTAAGTTAAAATAGGAGAACTAGATGTTAGATGCTATCAAGCCATTGATAGATAGCGGTATCATTAACGAAGATACGCAAGAAGCAATTACTGAGGCATGGGAAGCAAAACTTTCTGAAGCCAAAGAAACTGCTCGTGCAGAACTTCGTGAAGAATTTGCAAATCGCTATCAACATGACAAACAAGTAATGGTTGAAGCTCTAGACAAAATGGTAACTGAAAGTCTCCAATCAGAACTTGAAGAATTTGCTTCAGAAAAGCAAGCACTTGCTGAAGATCGTGTGAAGTTCAAAACACACATGAACGAAAGCAGTGCTAAGTTTAATGATTTCATGGTAACAAAATTAGCAGAAGAAATCAAAGAACTTAGAACAGATCGCAAACAGTACGAGAATAGTGTATCTAAACTCGAACAGTTTGTTATCAAGCAACTTGCAGAAGAGATTCAAGAGTTTGAGCAAGACAAGCAGGCAGTAGTAGAAACAAAAGTCCGCTTGATTGCAGGAGCAAAAGACAAATTAGCAGAATTACAGCAGAACTTTGTAGCACGTAGTTCGGCACTTGTTAAAGAGTCAGTTGCTAAAAACCTAGAGTCAGAAATGACTCAACTCAAAGAAGACATCCATCAAGCACGTGAAAACATGTTTGGTCGTCAAATCTTTGAAGCCTTTGCTTCAGAATTCGCTGTTACTCACTTAAATGAGAACAAAGAAATCAAGAAGTTACAGGCTGTTGTTGCCGCCAAAGAGGAAGCTCTAGCAGAAGCTAAATCACAAGCAGAAGAAAAGGCAACGATTGCTGAGTCAAAAGATAAAGAAATCAAAATGATTAAAGAATCAGCAGAACGCAAGGATAAACTTGCTGACCTGTTGAAACCACTCAACAAAGAGAAAGCCGCAGTGATGAGCGAACTTCTCGAAAGTGTGCAAACTGCTAAGTTGCAGAATGCATATGACAAGTATCTACCGGCAGTTTTAAACGCAAATAGCAAAACAGTTAGCGAAGCGAAAGCAGTGTTAACCGAAAGCCGCGTTGAAGTTACTGGTGATAAATCTGCTAAACAAACCAACGCCAAGACCGAAGATGACAGCAATGTTGTTGAGATCAAGCGTTTAGCAGGGCTTAGATAACCCTAAAAGGAAAAGGAAAAGAAATGACACAAGCACTATTAGAAAGCCGTTGGGGCGAAACAAAAGATGCCCTGTTAGAAGGTTTAAACGGCGCCAAGCGCAGTACAATGGGTGTTGTTCTAGAGAACACACGCAAGAGTTTGATGGAGACCGCTACCGCTGGTTCAACAGCCGCTGGTAACGTTGCTACATTAAACCGTGTAATTTTACCAGTCATTAGACGAGTAATGCCAACCGTTATTGCTAACGAAATCGTTGGTGTTCAGCCTATGACAGGTCCAGTTGCACAGATTCACACACTACGTGTACGCTATGCTGATTCAGTTACATCAACAGCAAGTGCACCATTTGATACAAGCGTTACTGCTGGTGATGAAGCACTTTCACCATTCAAGATTGCTACAGTATATTCAGGTAGTTCTTCTACCGGTCGTGCTGATAGTACAAGTACACTTGAAGGTAACCCAGGTAACAAGATCAACGTCCAGATCTTAAAGCAAGTTGTTGAAGCTAAGACACGTAAGCTATCAGCACGTTGGACATTTGAAGCCGCTCAAGATGCGCAAGCAATGCACGGCTTAGATATTGAAGCAGAAGTTATGGCAGCTCTTGCACAAGAGATTACAGTTGAAATTGATCAAGAAGTTCTTGGTTCACTTCGTAGTCTTGCTGGTACTGAGTTCACATATAACCAGGCAGCAGTATCTGGTACAGCTACTTACGTTGGTGATGAGCATGCCGCATTGGCAGTTCTTATCAACAGAACAGCTAACTTGATTGCATCACGCACACGTCGTGGCGCAGGTAACTGGGCAGTTGTTTCACCAGCCGCTTTAACAGTTCTCCAGAGCGCAACAACAAGTGCTTTTGCACGTACAACTGAAGGCACATTTGAAGCACCTACAAACACTAAGTTTGTTGGTACATTGAATGGTGCAATGAAAGTTTATGTAGACAGCTATGCTAGTGATACACAAGCAGTTCTAGTTGGTTACAAAGGTTCAAGCGAAGCAGATGCAGCCGCATTCTATTGCCCATATGTTCCATTAATGAGCAGTGGTGTTGTGTTGGATCCATCAACACTTGAGCCAGTAGTTGGCTTTATGACACGTTATGGTTACGTTGAGCTTACAAACACAGCTTCATCGTTCGGTAACGCGGCAGATTACTTGGGTGAGATTGCAGTTTCAAATCTTTCATTCCAGTAATAGCTACAAAAACTTCCTAGTTTTAAACATAGGAAAAAACAGAAAAGGAGCCATAAGCTCCTTTTTTGTTGACTAACATTCCGTATTAGTGTATAAATATATACACGTTCAGCCGCAAGGCCGGAAGTAGACTTCATTATTAGTCGAAGGAACGCATTATCATCGTTCATCTCGAAAGAGACGGAAGTAGGTAATGTTTACCGAAGGAACGCACCTAACTGTAAGAAGGAGGGTGTTATTATGACAATGTGGACTCGCTATTGTAGGGAGCAAGCACAGAAGGACTTTCACAAGTCTCAAATGCTTAAAATCTTGTTGTTACGTGCAATACACGAAACAGACAAGTGAACTTCAAGGGGCTGAAACGCCCCTTTTTTGTGACTAACATTTCTATAAATACTATTGTTCAGTAGTTAGGTAAAACTGACTTATGCTGTCCCAACAGCGTAGCGACTAGAACTCGCATTGGACTTCTAACCAAGGAGAAAACAAATGGGAAGACCTATTAAAACAGCAAAAACAGTTGCAGGAATCTTAAAACTTCCAGCGGCAAACACAACAGGTACTATTGGTGACACAGCACTAGCAGGATCTACACAAGTTCAGTTTACTGGCTTTGTGACAGGCGGTTCAGCTAATACCGGACCTGCAAATTCACAAAAAGGCAGCAAGACATTCAATATTACCACAAGTGACGGCACAGAAGATTTAATTCTAACACCAGTTGCAAGTGGAGCATTGACCGCAGGGCAATGTCAATTAACAGCAACAGATTCAGCTGGTGACACATACAATGTAAGTAAAATTTCATCACGTTATGTTACACTAACTCCTGTTGATGGCACAGAGTTCACAACAGGACAACGTGCATTATGGGTAGCAAGCGGAAGCGAAGTTGCTGGAGTTTCAGTAAGCATTCCATTAGCATAATAGTATTTTTTATATGCAATAAGATTAACCCGCTCCGGCGGGTTTTTCTTTGTCCACCAACATTTTAATTAGTATAAATATAATGAATAAGGACTTTGAAAATGGCTGTAGTCAACAATTTAAACACTGATTTATTAATTACTAATACAATAAACCCTTCTGCAAATATTACATTGCAGAGTGCTACTGTTTACATAGATGGTGACTTGCAGGTTGGTGGAAACAGCACAGCCGTTACCAAAACTGATTTAGAAGTTACAGATAACTTAATTACCTTAAACAAAGGTGAATCTGGGGCAGGTGTTACTCTTACATTTGCTGGTATTGAGATTGACAGAGGTAGTGAAACAGACGTTGCTTTACGTTTTAACGAAACTGTTGACAAATGGCAAATTACAAATGACGGTGCTGTTTATGCAAACATTGCAACATCATCAGGCGGTGGTGGTAGTTCCGTTGCTGACGATCCTGACCCAACTCTTGGTGGTAACTTAGATGTTGCTTCGTTCACTATTTCAAGTGAGTCAACCGACTATGTTAAGTTTGACAGTAATTTAGCAGTAAGACATACAAGCACAGCACCAAGTACAGTTGCAGATCATACAGTAATTTATGCGCAAACACCTGTCCAAGGTGGTAGCGGTGTTTACTTAACAAACACAAGTGATGCTGATAGACAAGTCAGCACCGTAAGAAATTCAGTAGTATACTCGTTGGTATTATAGGAATAACAAAATGACAATTCACAATAATTTATTAGGAGATGGAGTGGCAGCAAATATCACCATCTCCGAATCTGTAAACGGAGATGCAGTTACAACAATGTATTTTTGTAACACAGATACTACTCCAATTACATTTAACTTGCATGTATGCCCTGCAGGATTTGAGGCAAACGGTAATAACATTGTTTATTCAAACAAACTTATTACCAACGGTGATACCTACGTTGTCGATTGGGAAAAATTGACACTAGGGTACCACGACACACTACAAGCAAATGCAAATGTAGCAAACAAAGTTGTAGCAACAGTTAGTACAATAGGTTTATAATACATGGGACGTTACTTAAAGAAAATTGAAACCATTGGTGGTGTAAACGCAAAAGCATTACAAATACCAACAAGTACCACTGCCGCTGGCCCAGAACAGATATCCGATGGAATGATCCGCTGGAATGAAACTAGCAAGCGTGTAGAGTTCTGGTACGAGACACAATGGTTAACTGTAGCCAAAGTGGGTAGTGTACAAATTACCACAGACGAATTTACAGGTGATAATGCAACCACTACGTTTACTATGGGACAAGCTGAGTCAGACGCAAATGCAGTTATTGTACAAATTGGGGGAGTATATCAACAACCAAATGTCAACTATACAATGGATGGTAGTACCACAATCACGTTTACTAGTGCACCGCCAGCACCCGGAGTAAACCCAAATAAAGTAGTTGTTGTGCATAATATAAACAGCACTGACACAACTTACGACTAGGAGTTTAAATGGCGATTGGAAAAATTTCCGGTGCAATGCTTTATCCCAACCTTGTCCGTCAAGGTATTGATTTAGCATTTGAGTCAAACTTACTTTATCTAGATGTAAATAATCATAGAGTTGGTGTAATCAACTCCTCTCCTGCCTACGCACTTGACAGTTCTGGCAACGTAAAAATAGCAAATATAGTAGTAGAAGGAAGTTCCTTTAGTTCTAACACTGGCGTTATGTCTTTTGGTAGTAATGCCAATGTTAGCATTACAGGCGGAACATCAGGGCAATATTTGCAAACTGATGGTAGCGGAAATTTAAGTTGGGCAACAGTTGAAACCAGTGCCGCAAGTTTAACACTTGGAACTCCAAGCGATGGAGCATTTTGGCCAGTGGGCATGCTAAACACATGGCAAGAAAGTACAACTATTAGTAATGCTGTTGATGATGTTAACGAATGCATGTTCAATATAATGAACAACACCGCAGTTGCTAATGTTGCATTTACTGCTGATACTACGTCAGGCGGTGCTGGTACAGCAGTTACTTTAACCATTGCCGCACTGGGTAACCCTAATAGGTATGACATTAATTGGGGCGACGGCACAACAGATAACAATCAAACAGACTCAACACCAACACACACTTATAGCACAAACAGTGGTTCACCATTTACTGTAAATGTTAAAGCATATAACAATAGTGGTGTTGGTGCGTGTAGTGAAATGTACTACGAACTTGAAGATTACATTATCATATACACAGCAGATCCAGTTGTAAGTTTTGCGGCGTATGCGGCAAGTTCAGGTGGTAGTGCAATTACACAATGGGACGATGGTGATACAGTTTACTTTGAAAACACAACCACCAACACTAGTGGAGCAACAGTTCAATATACATGGTCCTGGGGTGATGGGAGCAGTGATGATGTGGTATCAAGTGATGCATCAGCAGGTGGTGTAGGTGGTGGTAGACTAGCACATACATTTACTGCAAGCTCAGAACAAGAACAAACACGAACAGTCACATTAACACTAGACAGTCATACTACAGCAACACCAGATGTAATACCAACTAATGATTCTGATGCGTTTAAGATTTATGACGATCATACACCTTCTGTGTCACTGAGTAGTACAACAGGAATCAACGAAGAAGGAACCAGCGGACTACCCATTACATTTACCAACACAACAGAAACTTCCATTGGTAGTTACGCAACATACGGTATTCAGTACAGATACGAGTTTGGTGATGGAAATGTGCATGTTGTTAATACAGGATCTAGCGCAAGCGGAGATACCAGCGGAACAATCGGACATACATACGCACTAACATCAGGTGAACAATCTGCAGGAACAGCACGTGACTTTAGTGGAAACTTAAAAGTACTTAGTAACCACGGTAGCTCGCCATTTATCA